CCGATAGAACAGTATGCCTCAAATCTATTATTATCCCCAATGATAGTTTTTCCGGTTATGTAACAATAAGGACCTATGTAATTACCTACACCCAATACAACAGATTTTTCTACTATTGCTGTTGGGTGTATGTAATTATTTTTTACTTTACCCAATTCCATGTTTTACCATTTTCATAAAAGTAGTCAATTGTTTTTTGCAATGCACTTTCAAGATTTGTATTTGGTCTAAAATCTATGACAGAATAAAGTTTTGAATTATCGGATTGAAGATGCCATATTTCCCAAGGTCTAACTCTTGCTTCATCAACATTTATTTCTACGGTATCGTGTCCCATGAGTTTTCCAATCAAATTTGCAAGGTCATATATTTTGATACCATCTTCACTTCCCATATTGTAAACTTCTCCAAAGTTTCCTTTCTCTAAAAGTTCTACTGCCATAATAACGGCATCACCTGCATATAGAAAATCTCTGAACGAATTGTTACCAAGATTTAGTCTATTACTAATTGCAAGTTGAGAAATGATTTCTGGAATAACATACTCATGTGTTTCTCTTTCACCAACACAATTAAACTGACGAAGTGCTATTGCAGGAACAGATGCCTCTCTCCATCGAACTTGAACAAGTCCGTCTGCAGCAAGTTTAGATACACCATAGGTAGAATGTGGTTCTACTGGATCACTTTCTTTTATTTTACCAACCATATCACCATAGATTTCTGCAGAAGAAACTTGTAGTAAACCTTTGATACCAACAGTCTGACATGCATTCAGAACTCGAAGAACAGATGTTGCATTTATATCGAAGAAATGCATAGGTCTTTCAAAACACTCAGGAATATATGGCTCTGCTGCATAATTGAAGACATACTCTATATTATGTTTTTTCAATATCCTAACAAGTTCATTTTCATCATCACGAATATCAAACCAAATAAACTTTGCATTTGGATTTACATTTTTAGTTTGTCCTGTTATCAGATTATCCAAAACTATAACATTACAGTTTCTATCATTTATCAAATAGTCCACAAGATGTGAACCAATAAAACCGGCTCCACCAATTACACAAACATTAACATTTCTAATATCTCTCATATAAACTCCTTATTTAGTTCCTACTATTAAAAAATCTCTAACTGGATTTGAATGAAAATAACCATCACCAACTTCAACATCTTTGAATCCCGATTTGAACATCAAATCGCCTAATGTTTCTGGACACCAAGCCCATTTATGACCGGCTGTTGTTTCCCATCCAAATAACTGCATAACACCATTACTACCATTTATTTCATCTGGATTAGTATTTTCCAATATATGTTTTGCAACTGCCTTTACATTACCAGTTTCTATGATAATCTTTCCATTTGGTTTTAACCAGTTATACCATCGTTTAAGTAGTGTAGTCATTTCTTGAAAAGAAATGTACATTGCAAAGTGTGATAGTAAGATTTCATCAACTGAATTATTTTCCCATTTCAAATCAAATACATCACCTTCAACATCAACTTTCATATTACCATGATACATGGATTTGTTATCTATATTGATATACCCATCAAGATACATCTGTCCAGATGCCAAATTTAATTTGACAATATCATTACTCGACTGCATTGTTTATTACCTCCGATATAAATTCAATTTCAATATCCGTTAAATCAGTATATGTTGGTAGCAACAATCCAGTGTTGAATGCTTCCTGTGAGTTTTTTATTATTTCCTTTTCTTTTATGAATGGTTGTAAATGTAATGGATGAAAAAAGTATCTATAATCTATTTCATTTCTATCCAACTCTTTTAACACATTCTCATAGTTTTTTGTAACTCGTATTGCATAATACCAATAAACATTAAAACTATCTTCATCTTCATACGGTATGCTAATATACGAATTTTTCCGCAAACAATCGTTATATTTTTTTGCAATTTCTCGTCTTCTATAAATTGTTTTACCAACATTTGATAATTGACCAAGACCTATTGCACATTGTACATTAGTCATTCTGAAATTAAAACCAGCATCATCATGTATGTATTTTTTTCTATCAACGAAATTTAAGTTTCTTATTGATAATAATTCTTTTCGTATATCTTCATCATCTGTTAAAACAATACCACCTTCGCCTGTTGTTATTATTTTATTTGCATAAAACGAAAATGTGCTAACATCACCGATTGAACCAGCTATAATGTTTCTATGACTTGCACCATGAGACTCTGAAGCATCTTCTATTATTTTTATATGTGGATAATCATTTCTGAATGACTGTAATTCATCTGTATTTACAACCAATCCGTATGTGTTTACTATTATGAGGGCAGATGTTTTATCCGTAATCTTATCTCTGACCGATTTGTAATCTACATTATAGGTATCTATGTTTATATCACAAAATACAGGAACTAAATCATTTTTTGTTATAGCAGTCAAACAGGATACAATAGTCATTGAGGGCAAAATCACTTCACTATTTTCAGGTAAGTTCAAAGATTTTATTGCCATATAAAGTGCAACAGTACCATTACTACAAGTTACACCATATTTTCTATTACAAAAATTGGCAAACTCATTCTCAAACTTTTCTATAAATTCACCGTGTGCAATAAATCCGGAATCTATTGCCTGTTTTGCAAACAATTTATCTTCATCGTATAGATGTGGAATAGACATTGGTATCATTTCAATAATCCTTTGTTATACAGAATAGGACCAATAGTCCCTTTGTTATGAGTAAGAAAAGTATTTAACTTTGACGCCTCTATTACACGAGAACCTATTGGCGATGTATCACCCATTTCTTCACATAAATTGTTATATGATAAATTTAATTCTTTTCGTGTTGCGTCAAATGTATGGCAATCTGTTTTATATTCGAGTTGTAAAACATCACCACTTATCCAATAATCAAAATTTCTTTTAATGAATAAATCAGTACCATCAACTTTCATATTAAAACCAATGAAACCAGTTTCAGTATGTGTATCTGCACTCGTTGCATCTACCGTTCTTGTATGTACATAGTTTCCATTTTGATCATATCCACCATGTCTCATTACTTTGAAACCTTCTCTACCGAGAAAAGTAACATTGTGGTTGGCAAATAATTCATCAAAAAAGTTTTCTTCTACCTTATCAACAAATAAACAATCTGCATCTATTGAACAGAAACTTTGATTACCAAGTAGTTCATATGCATAATGTATTGCAGCAACTGGTCTGAACCACTTTATACTTCTCTGTGAAGAATACTCGTGTGTAAATGATATTTTATTTTTTAGATTTAAGTCTACATAATCTATTATTCGTTTTCCATCAACATCGTAGTTCATAAGATTTATGAATACAAACGAATTATTGTTTGCCCATTCTTCTAACCATTCCGGATAATAGTCTGTGTATAAATCACTTTCGTTTTCAAAGAAAACATACATAGTATGTTCAATTGAATTTCCAGTATCTATAAAAGATTGCAATAGTTGTTTACCACATATATTGTATATCTCTTTTGTAAATGTTGTTACGAATATCATTGTATCTCACTATAAAATTCATTTTGTTTTTCTTGTTTTTGTATATTCTTATGATGATACAGACAAAAAACTTCTTCTGCTGGAAGATTTGAGTATCTGTCATAACCAGATAACCTTTCGTGAACCTTATTTTTCCAAGATATTGAATCAGTATTCTTGTATATTCGGGTTTGATAATCTGGCCAATTTACTCTGTTGTGTTCATCAAATTGCCATCCCCATCTTTTTATATGTTCATCTGTTATACCACTAACCGTATTCCATCTTGGAACCAATATCATTTCCAAATCATCATTTGAATTTAGTATATCGTGTATACTACTTATCAATGTTTCGGATGGCAATTCATCGGCATCTATATTGAATATCCACTTCTTCGTGCAATGGTTTTTCAAATTGTTCTTAAATGTTGCGAAATCTTTATTCAACGGAAATTCTATAACATTAAGATTTGAAATAGAAACACGATATTGATCTACAACGGCTCTAACTGCAGATGTTACAGACATCGAATCCATTTGTATTACAATTTCATCTTCATCTGAAATACTATCTTTTAGAAAGTCCAATAGATTTTTTAATTCTTCATCCTCGTTACAGACCGTTATCGTGTATGAAATCATTTAGTATCTCCATCTTTATTTGGTTCTATCCTTTTTAATTTTGGTAAATTTATAGGAACTCTCTCTGCGAATTTTGGAAGAAAGTTATCCAACATAGTTTGGAATTTTTTAACCATAGATTCATACGACCAAATTTTTTCGAGTTCTCGGATTGACAACTTTGAACTTCTCAAATACTTTGAATAATTAACATAAACGTCATTCAATGTTTTTGCGGCTTCTTGGTAGTTTACTGTAAACCATCGTGTGCCCGCATTTATCACGCTATCCCAAACTGCACTTTTATGCACTTCGGTCAATTGACCTTTTAGATGTGTGTGGAATTTTTCAGAAATGAAATCAGTATGACCACTCCAACCGGAAACAATAATTGGTTTTCCTGTTGCCATAAATTCCGCAATAGGTCTACCGTACCCTTCACCCTTTGTAAATGATACAAATGCCTTTACTTTTGGATGATTGTATAACGTATTCATTTGATTATCAGTTAAATCACCGTGTAGCAAATAAATCTTTGGAAGATTTTTTTTGTTTGTCATTCTTTTTATCAAATTTATTCTATCAATAACTTTACTTCTATCTGTTATTGAAAAAGTACCCATAGATGTTTTTAATAGTAATGCCGGTTGATTTGGTTTATCACCGAATGTTTCAAAGAATGTAAATAACAAACCAGATATGTCTTTTCTATCTTGACCAAAATCGCCTCTCAACCAATGTCCAACAAACAAATATAGAAAATCGTTTGGTATTTCATCTAATGTATTTACAATTTCCACATCACTATCAATGGATTTTCCATATATGTCAAGTCTTACACCTTCGTGTAAAACTTCAACAGGTGTTGTTAATTCCAATACACCAACCGTTTGATTTGTAACCTTGTCTCTCTTATCATATTTTGTTGTTTCAAAAACATACTTTGCATGTTTTGATGGAACTATAACTAAATCCATTTTATTACAACCATCAATCCACTCCGGAGAACAAGCATCAGTTTCAACACCAGCAGTAATACCAATGTTGTATTTACCAACTTTTTGAAATTCATTTGGTATAGTACATTGCATCCAAATGTCAGGTTGACTTTCCAATTGACCAGTCATTATCAAATCTAAAATCTGTTTATGTTCAGGATTATTTTCATCCAATGCATTCATTGGTGTTTCACCCCAATTGATAGAAATAACTTTTACATCAAATCTATTCATTTCTATAATAGATGTTAGTAAGTCTCTGGCATGGGAGCCATACCCACTCATTGTTGCTACTGGTCCACAAAAAACTAATTTAGGTCTATAACTCATATTATCCTCAAACTAAATGTAATTCAAAATTTTTCTTTTTTGTAAAGTTAGTCAATGTATCATTGATACTACTGACAACTCTATCACACATATTGTCTCTTGACATACCAACATTTGGATCAAGTATAAATTTACGTCCTTCTAAACCAGCGGCAATTCTTTCTTCTTTCGATGTTTTATACCACTCATATAAAGCATTACCAGTTTCTCTAAAATCCGCCCTATCATCAAAGATGTAAGGTGTTGGTACAGAACCTTGAACGGATATGTTAGATGGCCAAATCGGCTTTACCCATTCACCACATTTCACATCACCCCAAACATCTTTTCTATGTAATGTGTGAACTTTAATGTAATCATCAGCAGTAAAGTATTCATTTGTTTCTGGATTGATAAAACCACATTGGTCTTGTAAACCACCTGTTACATTGACAACGATGGGTGTACCGGCTGCAAGAGCTTCTGCCGTTCCCAATCCAAACCCTTCATTTGAAGCGATATTAACAACAACATCTGCAACATTGTATAGTATGTTTAATTTTTCAGATGGAACAACTTTATCGTCAAATAATACAGGATATTCATTACACAACTCACCAACCAATGCAACTAAATCTGTTCCATTTGGATCAATTGGTTGTGTATGCATCAATAACAAACAATCTTCAGCAGCGTTTCCACCATTCTTATCCACCAACTGACAAAAGTGTTTATATGCAAGAACAACATCACCTGGATGTTTTCTGTGAATGTTTCGGTTATTCCACATAACAACAAATTTATTTTCGTTACCACCACGAATTTTTTTATTTTCTTCTTGTAATAAATCCCATTGTTGATTTTGTGTAGTTTCATCTGCATCTATCGGATAGAAAATACCAGTGTCTATACCATGTGGGACATATTTTATTCTGTGGTCAGGAATTTCTTCACCAAATCTTTTAAGTATTCTATGGTTTATTCCGTATGTTTGTTTTGAAATTGCCATTAACAAATCACAACTAGCGTATGCCTCTTTGTTCCACATTGGATCGGTAGCAGTATCACCGACCAAACCTGCACCATCCCATATATTCAAATACAATAGTGGTATGTTCTGACGTATTTCATGTTCCATGTTATACAACCAACCCCAAAATCTTGGATCGGTAAAGTGTAAAATAGCATCCGGTTTTTCCATTTCAATCATTCTACGAAGTAAAATTGGATCACCATACCCATCATTGCAATATATTTTTATAGAAGCATCCTCTACTCCTGTTTTATTTTTTGCATCTTCTGATAAGTCAAATATCTTTCCTTTATCTGGATGGTTTATAGCTGCACCAAGTTGAACCCAATCAAATTCTTTTACAGTTCCTATAACCATATCTCTTGATACTGTTGCAATTCCTGATGTTAGTCTCAAATCATCTGACAGTAATAATATCTTTTTCTTTGCCATGTGAAACCTTTATATGTTAAAAAACTTTTGTGTTGTAGTTGATGAAACACCGTTCATGTTAATAAGCATTTTACGGTACGGTTTGAATTTGTAACCCATTTGTTCTAACGAAGAATTGAACCAATCTTCCGAGTAATCATCTTTATTTCTTTTACCGTTTGAAACTATTGTTTGCATATCACGAACAAAGTTATCAAGTTTATTCATGTCTCTTGTTAATCGTATCAATCTTAATCTTCGTCTGTTATATTCTTCTTCGTCATTCTCTAATCTATTGATTTCAAATATAAGACTTTTTAATGAATTTTCCAAATCATTTATATCGTAAGATAAAACTAATTCAGGAAATTCTGTTCCCTTGAACAAATCAATGTATGTTTTATCGTAGATCGGAATGGTCATCAAGTTCTTTTCTATCTGTGCATATTCAAATCTTGGTGTAATAAACATTCCAAAGAAAGGCACTTGTGTATTTGTTGTTGATATACTAAATCTACAACCGGTTAAAAAGTCCATCATACTTTCCATTGTATATGTTCCGGCAAGTATCATGGGTTTGTGGTTATCGAAAACTTTGAATACAGTTGGATCCAAATCATAGTCTGGTAGGAATGTATCACTAAAAGTTTTACGAGAAACATTCGCGTGTTCTGCCAATATCTTTACATGATTGAAATAATTTTCTGGTGAATATGTGTTTCCAATATGAACCAATTTCTTACCAGACAAATCTCTCAGTCCCATTTTATTCATCGTTTCTACTATTGGTTTGAAGTTCCCATGACCTTTGAATTTTGCATAGTAAGCACATTCTGAAATGTATGGTAATTCTTTTTTATCCAACCATGATTTTTCAATCCATTTGTCATAAATACTCATGTCAATATAACCACCGACTTGAAAAGTATAGTTGGAAGTTCCTCTCATTCCAATATATTCTTTTAACGCATCTACAAAGAATGGTGTATATGTCAAGTAGTAATCACTATACTTTATGAATCCCGGAACACAGATAGTATTGAAATGCATGCCCTCATACGGGTATATCTCGTGGTCAAAGAATGCAGTTATAGTATTCAACTGACAATACATCTTTGCCAATTCAATCAGTCTTTCTTTATGTTCTGGATTTCTTTTTTGAATACCATCAACATCGTAGATAAATTTGTTGAGGTTCAAAACAACAATATCATAACCTTCCAATTTATCTTTCAATTCAGCTATTTCCATTTCGGAAATATCTATACAGTTCTGATATTCAGATTTGAAATTGTTTGTTTCACTTGGATTAAAATAAAAAGTATCAACACTATCAAGTGATGATATATTTTTAGTGAATGTATGTATGCCCCTATAAACTGATAAGTCTATAATTGCTAATTGAGCTATTTTCACGAAACACCTAATCGAAACTTTTACTATAAATATCTAGTAAATTTACAAAACGATAAATTTTAGAACGGTAATGTATTTCTTTTTTCTTTCGGACAGAGTTCTTCTTTGTTGTTAAACTCACAGTATTTACAATTTGAATAATCACGACCAGCTTCTGCGGGTTGTATCACTTCTAATTTGTATTCACCTTCTTCTGTAAAGTTTGTTGTGATAAACTCTGCAATTTCTTTTTTGATATTGTTCTGTGAAACTTTGCCGTTGGATGGCTCAAATCTTTGAACTCTTTGTTTCATCGCCTCATACTCGGCATTTT